ACGACAAAACCGCAACTTTCGTGCGGTTCTGAGCGTTTGGCGTGATATAAAATTTGTTCTGTAAAAGAGATATTTTGCATTATTGTATACAACCTATTTACAAGTTAAGATTTAAGCGTATACTTGCTGTATACAAAAAGGATAACCACAATGATTCTCTCGTTTAAACATAAAGGCTTAAAGCTATTTTTTGAAACAGGTTCAACAGCAGGTATTCAAGCTAATCACGCTTCTAAATTGCGTCTTCAACTTGCGACACTAGAGAACGCTGAAACTGTTTCTGCAATGAACTTTCCTGGTTGGGATTTACACCCATTACAAGGCAATCTTGTTGGACATTGGAGTGTCAAAGTCAATAAAAACTGGCGTTTAACCTTTAAATTTGAGAACGGTCACGCAGAAATTGTGGATTATCAAGATTATCATTAAGGAGCTGAAGAATGAGAATGTTTAACCCGCCACATCCAGGCTTATTGCTAAAAGAATACCTAGATAATGCCGACACTAGCATTACTCAAATTGCTAAACAACTTGGTGTCACTCGTGTCTGTCTATCTCGTATTATCAATGAAAAATCAGCAATAACCCCTGAAATGGCACTTCGTTTAAGTCAGCTATTGCCTAATACCACACCCAAATTATGGTTAGGTATGCAAGCAGATTTTGATTTGTGGCAATTAGAACAGCGTGCTACATTTCACATAGAACCGCTATTTGCTTAAGCCCCATACTGCGTCGTACTTGGAAAGCCCCCAAACGGTAAAATGGCATTAGCCCCGAATCTCAGCTTGCAACCACGCAAACAGTGGGAACAAGCATCTTTTTTCGGATCGGTTGTCGGGTTATCTTTTTCATCGGCAACAGGTCCGCCTGTGTAGCCACACTCCGCAGAGCGATATTGCCAAATACAGGTGTCTGATGTAATCATCAACAACGGTATGCGAGCATTATCTGTTTCTGCGGGCAAAGCCAGCTCAAAGGTCGCCACTTCATCATTTAGGCTTTTTAACTGCTCAATGATGAATAAACTCACACTTTCCTGTGTCGGATCGGCTTGTGGATTTTGTCCGTTAGGGAAATTGCGAGCATCAAGGAATTGTGCATAGACTAAACGACGGGTCACCTTTGCCCCAATTCCTTGTCCGAAATCTGCGGCTAAAGCGGTGACAATGCCGTACAGGTTTGAGATTGTTAAAGTCGGTCGGTTACTCGGCCCTTGACCGCTAATTTCAAAACCGTCCGCATTAATTGGATAGGCTTGGTATTCGTTACCTTGCCACCAAACATTCTGCTGACCTTGATTTAAGCCATTGTGAAAGCGTAATAACTCCCCTTTTTGTGCAGGGGCGCTGTTACTGCTGATATGCCTTAAATCAATTTCCCACAGTTCAATCAAGGCATTTTGTTCCAGTTTTGGCAATTCGTTTGCCATTTTTTGGGGTAGAGCTTTTGGCATTACATACTCCTATCGTCTAAATTGACCACCCGCACGAGCAAAATTATTGGTAATCGCTTTCTGACTTTCGTCTCTTGCGATTCCCCTCATTGTTTTTAACAATTCCACTGTGATATGAGTGCCATCTGGCGTTTCTTCTTGAGAAACTTTGGCATCTACTGCATTACCATTGTTGATGATTTGAACATTTACAGATGATTTACCCGATGCTTGATTTCGGTTTCCTTGATTTGCTAAAAAGGCTTTTAAATCTTGGTTAGTACGGCTATCTACAACTCGCTCGCCACGATCTAGCAACCAAGTTCCTTCCTTTGGTATGCTATCAATACCTGAGTGAGCCATACCGCTCAAACTGATACTTGTCAGTTGAGAAATAACACTCATCCCAGCCGAAGCCACCGCAGCCATATTTGCGAATTTTTGAGCTGGTGTCATCGCTGTTCCATCGCCCATTGCCTGCACAATCGCTTGTTGAAGTCTAACCATTGAATCTGCAACTGCAAAAGCTTTTGACATCGCAAACATTGTTTTATAAACACCAGATTGCTTGCCCATTGATTGTGCAGCTAAATCAGCCATTTGACCAAATGCACCGCCTAAATTTTGCAACCCAGCAGAGTAATTTGATAAATCCTCAAGAATCGTTTTACTACGATATTGTTCTTCAAGTTGATTTTTTCTTTTCAAAAAATCTTCGTGACTAATTAGCATTTGATCATACCTTGACTGATTTTCTGCTAGTTTCGTAGCTTGCTCATTCTTCATTGCTTGCATAGGGTCGAACTCTGCTTTCCAGCGGTCATATTCACTCACTGCATTTTGCCCGGCTAATTGAGCTTGTTTATTTCCCGCATCCCAAGTGGCGTTTTCTGTGGCTTTTTTCGCTTGGTCATGAGTTAAACGCCCTTCCGCATTAAGTCGTTGAATATCTTGTAAATGCTCTTTTAGCTCGCGTGCATATTGCAACTCAGGGGCGAACTGTTCTGCTAATTTTGCACGTTCATTGGCAAAACGTTGTGAAATCGCCAATTTTGCTGACTCATATTCTTCGTGTGAAACTACCCCTTTTTTATTATGCTCTTCCAAACGTTGGAACATTCGCTGTTGCTCGGCGTCAATTTCTTCAAGGGTGGAACGGCTGTGTTTGCGAACTTCATCATAAAATTGAAGCCAGCTATCACGGGCATTTTCACCACTACCACTGCCGCTATTCAAACCTTGATTAATACCCTCTGTTTGCGTCTGATCTTTGAACATCCCTTGTAATACTTTCCGGCCCTCAATCAGTTTATTTAAGGTTTCGATAGATAAATCAATGCCTTTATCCGCTGCATTCGCTGCAGTAATCGTACCGTTGGCAATATCAATTAGCACTTGATTATATTCAGCGCCTTTATCGCCAAGCAATTCATATAAGCCTGCTAAAACAAAGGCGGACTCTGCCTGTCCTTGTTGTTTTAATTTTGCCACTTCAAGATTTTGTGCTACTGTCAAAGCGCGTTCTTTTAATTTTTTAAACGCCTCATCTAGCTCTAAATTGCTTTTTACTCCACCTTGCGCCGCCTCTTTCTGTTGTTTTATCGTATTGCTTAAACCGGCAATGACGCTATCTGCCGTATTGGCATCAACACCTAAGTTTTTCATTTTGGTACGAAAATCATCAATGCTTTTGCCATTTGACAAGAACACCCCACCAAGTGCGGTTAATTGGTTGGTTAAAACAGAAAGATCGATATTTTTATTTTCTCGAATCTTTTCTAATTCCGCATTTAACTTTTCAAGATCTTGCTTGGAACTTTCAGACAGCTCCAAACCAAATTGCCAAGCACTTGTTTGAATTTGGGAAATTTCCGCCTGCACTTTGGAAATTTGCTCACCATAATTTTCCATTGCTTGAATTTGCTCAAAAATTTTCAAGGTCAACGCGCTTTCACTTAAGCCGTCATAACTTTCTTTTAAGCGATTATTCGCACTCTCGGTATCTAACGCCGCCTCTTTTGCCTCTTGTGCCTTTTGGCTAAAATAAAATAGCGCACCTGCCGCAATTGTTGCCGCTCCCATAGGGCCACCAATTAACCCCAATGCGCCACTTAATAAATTTTTGGCTCCTGCGGCTGCACTGCTTGCAATTGATGCGCGTTGAGAGGCTGCAGCAAGATTATTCATAGCAGCTGCCTCCGCATTAATAAGCCCCGTAATAACTTGCGCTTGTTGAGCCATTTTGGCCTCAATCGCTGCTCTAGCTTTCTTGGTTCGTACTAATTGCATTTCTGAATTCAACAAATTCATTTTGGCTTGTGCAGCCGCTAATTCTGCCGCTGCTTGGGTTTGTGTGGCTTTCGCAGCGATTAAACTCGCTTGCGCTTGTCTGTGTGTTTCCACTCGAGCAAGAACCAACGTTGAAATAAACTTAGCACCATTGCCAGCTGCAATTGCCAAAAGTACACCAGCTAAATACTCAAAATTCTGCGCAAGAAAAGAAATACCTGTCGCTAAATTTTCTGTAATACCTAAAGTGCGGTTTTGTTCGTCTACAAATTTCATAAATGCGTTTTCCATTTGTTGCATTGCACCACCAAATGAAATCGGCATTTGTTCAAATTTTTGGTTAATTTTTTCTGTTGAGCCATTAAAGGCGTCAAAAATCAATTTAGATGTTAATTGTCCTTCGCTTGCCAGTTTTTTCACTTCAGCACGGCTTTTACCCATGTATTCCGCTAATACATCAAGAATAATCGGGGCGGATTCCGCAATGGTTTTAAATTCATCACCTTGTAATTGCCCTGAACCCAAAGCTTGCGACAACTGAAATAATGCACTTGCTTGAGCCTCAGCACTCACACCACCGACAGCCATTGCTTTATTCATTGTTTCAGTAAATTGCAGAATGTCTTTTTGTGCATATCCATAATCTTTTAAGGCACGAGCTGAACGCGTATATAATGAAGTTGTTGCCTCTACATCTGTTTTACATTCACTCAGTGATTTAGGTTTTGTTGCAGATGAACCACCTGCACCACCGCCACCACCGCTTGAGCCAGTGCCTTTTAGAATAGAATTTTTGTTAGGGTAAGCATCCACTAAAGCCTCTAACGCCTCTTCAAAATCCGCACGTTGCCCCGGTTTTACTCGACTGAAAATTTCATTGCCAAACGCATCTTTTGCCAAAATTGCACCGTTTTCATCAATGCTAAAATGCTTACCAAAGAACGCTTGAGCCACATCAACAGGCATTGCCAGTTTCTCCGTGACAAACTTAGAGCGAGCAAACGAACCGCCGATCAACTCAGTATGCAATTGACCTTGCACTTTCTCTGCTAACGCTTTGGCGTCTGCCAGTTTTTGCTCATAGCCCTTAATCACTTCTTGTTTAACCTTTTCCGCCTCACCTGCATCAATCAGTTTTTTAGCATCAAGGTTTTCCACCGTTTTTAAGGCCTCTTTTGCTTTTGCCACATCATCAATCCCGTCAAACTTTTTGAGTTCCGCTTCCGCTTTCTCTTTAGCCTCACGGTGTTGCTTGTTTTCAGCATTGAGCGAAGAAATTTTTTGCATTGCTTGCGGTGCATCAAAAGGGATTTCCTTCCCGTCATCGTGGATATACACAGGTTTGCCATCTACAACCACAACATTGCCGTTTTCATCGAGTTTTAATTTCATTTGGATTTCCTTCCTAAGTGAGTTGTGTTTCTTCCGAAACGTGGATAATAAAAAACCGCTTATACATTGCTGTATAAGCGGTTTGGTTGAAATTTAGGTATAAAAAAACCTAGCACTTAGGCTAGGTTAGTAGAAATAGTTTAGCTTGCTGATATTTCTGCTGTCTTACAAGATCTTTTTCAGTGACTTTTGCTAGACGGCTTAGATCCATATTATGAGTTAAATCAGCAATCTTGACCTTTCGAGCAATATCATTTGCTTTTACTCGTTTTAAATAAGTCTCGTATGGCTCGTCTTTACGTTTTGTTATCGCACCAATAGCATTCGCTATAACTGAGCCAAATTCAGCTTTAATTTGAGCAAGTGAAATGGTCGTATCTTCCACACTATCGTGTAACCAAGCTACCGCTAACTCATCATCAGTTGGTTGAACAAGTCCATCAGCAACAGATTGCAGATGCTCGACATAGGCTTTTCCAGCTTTATCCACTTGATTTGCATGCAACTGTTTAGCTAATAATTTAGCTTTGTGAGAAATCATTAGTGAACCTTAATAAAACGAATAGCTTCTTTTTCAGTGATCACTTTAAATGCATCAAAATCACTTACTAAAATCTTATCAGCCCAAAAAGTGCCAAACTTTTGATCCCAATCTTCTTTTTCTGGTTCATAAGTAGAAAAAGAAAGAAAATCATTTGGTATGCCTCGAATAAGCTTTTGTTGATTTTCACCAATTTTGGCTAAATAATATTGATACATTATTTCACTCCTTTTACCTTCTGAATATCTTTAGGTACTGTTAATTTCGAACTTAATATTTGCATTTTTTCATACAATTTTTTTCTCTCATCTTGAGGTGTTGCAGGATCTCTAAATTGCTCATAAAGATTATGCAATACTCCATTTTTCAAATCAAAACTTTGCTGTGTATGGTATTGTAATTCAAAAACAACATTATCCTTTTTTATCAGAGTAGTAACAAAAGTATTAACACCTTTGTAAACAGCACCATCTTTCCAAGTATTTTTTACAACAACAGTGAAGTACCCCTGCTTTTCAAGTGCCGACTGAATTTTGTCATATTGTAACACAAAGTTATTAACATCAAGAATTGCAGTGTAACGAATAACATCTTTTACGCTATTGATTGCCTGTTTCTCAGAAATACCAGCAAGAACTTCTGTTTCCACTTTTCTTTTTAGCGACTCCAAAGACTTCAGACGATATTCTAATCCAGCTGTTTTTGCACCAACAGACGAAATAATTTCCGTGATCTTTTCTGTAATCTCTGGTTCTACATCAATTGCCTTTTGCCGCAATTCTTCAATGCTGTTCATAGTACTATAGCCAACGTCTAAATGTGTTAAGTATAAATCCTTTAACGTCAAAGGTCTACCGCTCTGATCTAACATATCCGCAAAAGTAATTACACCTCTACGCCATAAGTCCGCCTTGCCTTTACCTAATACTTGGTCTTGTTGCTCTGGCGATTTGCTTTTCAACCAATTTTCGTAGTTAATCTGCTCTGATACAGGACTATCTTGACTTGCTCTTGTGCTTGACGGCATTTCTTCCGCATCAATCCCAAGCTCTTTCCAGCTCTTGGTTACAAGCTGTAAAATACTGCGACAACGTGGGTGTAAAGGCGGTCGTTGATAAGGTACATCGTGGTCTATCGGCTTTTTATCTAAATCCCACATTAACCCATCTCTTAATTGACATACTGTTGATGTTCGTGTGTCTAGTGTAGAAAGGTGTTTTTCTCCTGCCAAAATATCAAGGTTTTCATCTCTTAAGGCTTGATGAGCTTTATCTGCCACTTTAGCCACTGCAGTAATGACTAAGGTTTCAGCGTGTCTGCGAGACGTATTCATCAAATGCTTAACATCAGTAAGCATTTGACTTGTTTGCTGACCGTCTAACAACCCTTGGCGAATAATTCCCTCAAACTTAAACGCAAAATCATTTCCTTGCTTTGCCCACCAATCTTCTAAAGGCGAACCTGCAATAATCGTTGCGGTTTTATTCGCTTTTTGCTTATATTCAGGCACTTGATTAAAAAAATCAAAGCCGACTTCATCATTATAAAGCTGATGAATATGTTGGGTTTCCGCCGTAAAAAAAACCGCTTAACTCGTCTTGCGTGTAAGCGGTCATTTCTTGATAGACTTTTGCCACTTCTTGCTTAAGCTCCTTAAGCAGTGTGTCTAATTGTTTTTTAGGTAAAGCATCCACACCTGCGGCCGCTAAACGATTGAGCAACTCACGTTGTGTTTTACTCAGCTGTTTCATTACCTGCTGTCTAAGATGTGCATCATAACGAAAATGCAGAATTTTGCGATCAGTCAAGGTGTATGCAATACGACTATTCAGGCTTTGTTTCGGCTTGTCCTGCGAACTCAAGGTCATATTCTACCCCCTCTTCATTTAAGCGAGCCTGTTCATCTTCCCATTCCACATTATCGCTAATCAACCCACGGCGTTTTGCTTCATTAAATACGGTTTGTTTTGAAAGCGTGCCGGCTTGTTGCATTTTAATGACCATATCCATTGAGGCATTTGGATCGAGATCGTCATCAATATTACCGCTAATTTCCACCTTACCGACATCATCAATACCCAACCACAACCCAACATATTCCAAGGCTAAATCTAACGCATCTTCAAATTTATTCGCATACAGTCGCAATAAACTGATTTCTTTACCTTGCTCTTCTTTGGCTTGACTGTCTGTCATTGCTAACACGGTT